ATACAATAGATCCATCAGGCAATGGCGCATCACCAACAGTTCGCTCAAGATACATACGGGTATAGATCGGTTGCATCAACTTCGGCACTTTCAATGCCTCGTCAATCATGATTACCTTCTTCTTACCATTACCCAACTTGAACAGACTTGATACATAATATTCCAACGCACGCGTCTGATGGTTAGGAATAGATGCGGCAATGTCCATCATCTCTTTGTTCGGACCATCAATATAGATGAAGTCATACTCGCTGGTTCCTAGTTTCTTCTCTAGGTTACGCAGTATTGATGTTTTACCGCATCCGGGTTCGGATAGCACCATCACCGTGATGGGTTCGATTCCCTTCTGTTTGTCTCCTGCACCGAGGGCTAGGATAGCCGCTTCGGTTTGGTCGATGGTCAGAGACGGGTAGGTTGTGATCTTGTTAGACATAAAGCCTCCTTGTTTAAGAGTTAATGATAGGGTGAAACATTAAATACCAAACTTGGACATGATCTTGTCCACTTCGGATTTGACATGCGCCCTCGTTGCATCTGAGTCTCGTATGTCCTCCGCAGTTATGTTCTCAATTGTGTTGAGAAGATCGACCCGCATTTCCTCCAATCTTTGGTCGTTGGTTAAGTTAAAATCTTTTAATAGATTGCAATGCTCTTTGGCTTGCTGCAATGTCGTCTCATAGACTTTCGGGCGGCGCACCTTCCCATTCGCATCCGGTTCGACTTCACGACAACTGTTAGCAATGCGTTTGATGAAGTCCACCAAACGCACCGAGGCATCCCGCATGATTTCTTGGATCTTGTCATTAGTCTCTTTCTGATAATGTTGTTTGAGATCTTCGGCTATGTCGTTTGCTATCGCATTTCTGAAGTCGCCTGTCGGCACATCGGTTATATACAGATTGATTCGGAACCGATTACGCATCTCGTCCACAGACGGATACTCGTTAGCATCAAACATATCGCCTTGCTTGAACGCCATGTTAGCTATGATGTCGGGATAGCGTTGAACAAACTTGTCTAGCAGTTCTTTGTGTTGTTCTTCGATCTGATTAAACTCAGACTTGAACGACTGCAATGATGCCAATGGCAAGTATCTGCTTGGTCCAGCCCAATCGTATGTCTTACGCTTGACCCAGTTATAGACTGTTTGTCTAAAGTTCAAGAGCTCTTTGTGGGTTGGGTCTCCTGCCAACAAGTGTTTGACAAAGCGACCTGCATCTTTGTCGGCACGCTTCAGGGCAGTCACTTCTTCAGAGATGTCTTTGTCTTGCTTGGTTGCTGACCAAACATTCACCTCCACATGAACGATCATTCCGCTTGAAGCAAGCGAGATCAGGTAGTCGGGTTTCTGCAGTTCTGTGTTCATGGTCATACTCCTTCCTCGTAGTTAACAAATGGTGATAGTGCGTTGTCTTTCATAATCTCTACATACACTCGCTCAAGGTATAAACCGGCTGGCTCATGCCATTCAACCTTATCGCTCTTGACACAAGCTGCCGCATCTTGTATCTGACTGAGGCAATGTAAGCACGCCTCTCGCCATGCGATCTCGTAGACATGCTTGATTGTGGGCGGTAGATCGCCGTTGAAAAGTTCCTGTGCCATGATGTTTTGTCTTTCACGCATGGATGAAAGGATTCTTTCCGGCAATGGGTTGTAGACTAATTTCATTTTGTTTCCACCTTTCCTAAAGTTTCTTCTACAAGATTCTCAATGCGGTCTTGTGCGCTGATCTTTTCCAACTCAAAGACCAAGTCAGAGATTTTCATTTGTAGATTTTTTATTTCGTAATTAGCATGGACAAGCTCCATCTCTAACCCGTTGGCTCGTTCAAACTCTTGGTTATGTTTGTCCATCCAATACTTCAGTTTGTCTTCTGTTTTATAGAACGGATTACTCATCTTTTTTCTCCTTCCAATAGTCAATTAACAATACAATTGCAACGCCAAGCATCACGATTACAACAAACCACCAAAGACTTTGTGCCGCTTCATGGGGTGTCATTTCACTAGCCCTCCTTTGTTGTTGATACCTTCGAGATCCTGTCGGTTAAAGACAGGTATGTAGTTTGACTTGTGTAGAGGAACGATAGTGTGTTGTTCTTGTCGAGCCTGTTCCTCGCCACACATCAGGCAGGTTCGATAGCCTAGCGACCATCGCCCTTCCGATAGAAAATCACCACAGAAAATGCATTGGCCCATTACCGTGACCCTCCCTTGACATATGTAAAGCCAATAAAGACATCATCGTTGAATGTCTCATACTGATAAGCACGCTTTGTCTTGCGGTAGACCAACGCCTCTGTGCTGGTGCGCTTGGTCTTCTGCCACGGATGCAGGGTTGGGTTGTTTGCCTTCTTCATGGCAACACGGACTGCTTTGTTTTCGGGTTTCATGTGATACCTCCTAGGTCGTTAGGGCAGCGGGATGCCGCCCAGATGGTTAAGAAAGCGGTGCGTTAGAACACACCAAGAGAAGCACAGACACAGTCTTACCCCTTAGTGTTTGCGCTTCTGAAGTTATGTTCTAAAAGATGGTGTAGATATACGGTTCGGCGCTCTGCTGTTTATGCAGTCACCTGTTGGTGAAAGGTTATGCGCCAAGCGGGGTGCGGTTTGTCAGACCGCGTGTTGTTTCTCGTGAGCCAGGTGAGCCACTAATCAGAGTTGTATCTAATATACATGTATAGATACAATGAAACAACAAAAAATGCCGCCTATCATGGGGCGACACTTTGCCGCTTTTAACGGGTCGATACTGCTCGGTGACTATCGCATAGGAGCTTCTGCTTGATGCCGCATGGGTTAGTAACCCAGTCCCTACCGCTTTGTTGATTTTGATTTGCGGTTGCTGTGACTGCCTAACTCGTCATGCAGTAGAGCCTAATAGATAGCGATTCATGGTGACATGAATCCCTACGCCTACGACACGGTCCGGTTGATGCCGGACTAGATAAATTGTTAAAGAACGATTCACGCACTACATGAAACGATAATTAGTGGGTGAGTGGGAATATTTCCCTACTACAATACTATTATAGCACACATTCATGGTTAAACCAAGCGTTCTGGCTGACTTTTTTGTGTAACGGGATGGTTTTGTTCCACAAGTTCCAGAGAGAAAAAGTGGTTGTGGAACATGTGGAACAAGAAAAATGATAGTGTTTTGAGTTGTAAGTGATTGATTTTATTATATATTTATTATTATTATTAGTAGTAGTAGAGAAGAAAAAGTGGCGTGTTCCAATGTTCCACAGTTTTTGGAAGTTTTCCTGCCAACGAAAATTTTGTTGACGAGTTTTGCACTCTCAAATCACGCTCTCTTGCCTGACGATTTTTTGGCGGGTAAATGATCAAAATGTGTGGAACATTGGAACATTGGAACAAGACATCACTTTTGCCTTATAAATCAAAGACTTAGCGTGTTCCACAAGTTGTTCCAAATCGGCCCGTGTTCCACAAAAATCTGCCAAAGCACCCACAAAGTTATTATTCTGGATGTTTAGAGCATGCAAGGTATACTGCGCCACAATACTTTACATATCTAATTATCAATTCATGTATTGGTGAAACGCTATTTAACGCGGTGCAGGCACACAGCGCGCCCACCGATAAATAACTGGTCTCAATCAGGCCAAAAAAAGCCCCGCCATGCCGGAGCATGACGGGGCGGGGGTGACTAAGTCTAGGCTGTCACGGCAAAGTAGGCCGCAATCCGTTTCTTAGTCAAGGCAACATCCGCTGTGGAATCGGTGCCTTTACTGCTAGCAGTAATACATTTCTGCAAGAGATCCTCTAAAACTTTCTTTTCTCTAACTGAGAAAACTAAAGTTAGTGAACGCTCCCGTTTCAGGCCGTGTTTCTCGGCGTAGATTTTCTTTGCCTTAGAAACAATCTCACGGCATGAATTAGAAAAGTATTTGCTAAAGTCCGTTTTTAACTCTTGGACTAACTTATACCAATTCTTTTCATGCTCTCTGAGATAAGTTAGCGCCGATTGATCCATGCCGAATGCGACATGAATATCCAATCGCCGTTTCTCACCCTGAAATTCATTCCATTCTGTTTCCGGCTTTTCTACGGGGTTGTTATCCGCTATAACATAATAACGGCATGGCATGATATTCTCGCCGTAGTGATTCATTAAACCTACTTTGAGTCTATCTTTTTGCTCTTTAGGCAATTGCTCTTCTACATCAGGATCGCCCAGTCCGGGGACTTGATCCATGATGTATTTAGCAATACTACCTTGTTGCACGCCAGTCCTGCCCCATTGAAAACCCGCATCCTCTAGGGATTGGGGAATGGTGAAATGCTCTGCTACTACTGCAATAGGCTTTTTAGCCATGGTTGCCTCACTAGTGAAACGATGAGAAACCCTCTCATCACGGGACTGCGAAACCTTTCTAGTGTGGCTACATTCTTTTTACCCGTATGCTCTAGAATTGTCTAGCGTTTCACGCTTTCGTGAATTGCTAAATAGCCAGCGCACACAACGCGCACACCGATAAATAACTGGTCTCAATCGGCATAAAAAAACCCGACTGGCGTGAACCAGTCGGGTCGAGTCGCTAGGCGTTAAGCCGTTGCGAAGTAGGCCGCGATGCGTCGCTTGGTGCGAGCGACATCAGCCGTCGGATCTGGATTTGGTCTGGCATCAGCACTGATGCACTTCTCCAGAAGGTCTTGCATGACTTCCTTTTCCCTGACTTCGAAGACCTTGGTCAGTGACCGCTCGCGTTTAATACCAGCGCGCTTGGCCCAAATCTTCTTAGCCTTCGAGATCAATTCTCCGATCTTGTTTGATACATAAGCGTTGAAGTCAGTCTTAAGGTCTTGGACTAGGCCATACCAAACCTTCTCGTTTTCCCGAAGGTAGGTAAGACCTGCTTGGTCAATCGCAAAAGCGATATGAACATCAAGCCGCCTTTTCTCGCCTTGGTGCTCATTCCAATCTGCTTCTGGCTTTTCTACAAAATTACCGTCAGCAACCACAAAGTAACGGGTAGGTTTAACCTTTTCGTTATAGTAGTTAACATACCCGATTCTAAGGCTGTTCCGATCCTCTTTTGACATCTGCTCTGACCTATTCAGAGTCGGATCACCAAGGGTCGGAATTTGTGACATCGCGTATGTCGCGACATCGACAAATTTAGCATCAGTCTTGCATTGTTGAAAACCGCAGTCTTCGAGCGATGCAATAGCACTCTCAGTCTGTAATACTTGTTTGGCAGATTTTGCCATTTTGATATACCTCCAAGTAGTACTAGGTATCTCCTAGTCGAATCGGATCGAGTGATCCGATACCTTATATATGCCCTATGCGTTTTGGATTGTATAGCCTTTCACGCCTTCGTGAATCGTTATTTAGCCGCGACCCTTTACGCGCACACAAGGCGCGCACGGACAAATAACTGGTATCAAAACGTGAGGGCAAAAAGAAAGGGGGCCGAAGCCCCCTTAGTTAAAATGTGGCAAACTGCTTTCTGTCGCGCCGAGTCATGCGCGTCGCAACAAAGATTGTCCACAATGTGTGTATGCTGAATCCATGAAGCCATAATGTGTACCAGATTCCCCAACACTCGATAGTGGTTTTTATATCAAAGACATTAAGTGATCTATATTTACTATACATAACGGCCTCCAATTATGTTAATGATTTCGATATCTAATTTCTTATCTGCGTTTTTAACTTGACTACGATGGTGTTCAAAAGCCCTGCGTATACTGCAGATTCTGCCGTAATCAAAATAACTACGATCTCTAAGTGCTTGCAACTCTGCATGAGATAACTCAGTAGCGAAGCGCACGATGTCATTAGGGAATAACTCTAGTTGTTGCATGATGTTCTCCTAAAAATGGGGGCCGAAGCCCCCGTTTAACTACCTACGACGCATTGTTCGGATACGACCTGAAGCGCGACGATCACCTGTCTTGCGCCATGCCTTGGTCTTACCCTTGGGTCTCTTAGACATGAGATTCTCCAAGTAACAGCGGAACATACCGCCATGCTATGTATTTACAATTGTCTAGGGGATGGGTCAATGTTTTCACGCCTTCGCCTATTCGACCCCCGACCCCCCAATTGGCATTAGGAGTCCCGCCATACCCCATACCCCATAATCCGCACAAATCACGCCACGTTTTTGCGTTCCACAGTTACTTTTGTAGGTTTTGTAGGTACCCCCTTTGCGTCGACTTATTGCCGTTTTTACTTATTTTCGGCCGCAAACCCGCATGGTTAAGCCAAACTTCGTACAGTTTTTAAAATATACACCCCCACCCCGTCAAAACATTTACATCTATATAGATACGCACGTTTGAGAAAATACCCCCCTTGTCTTTTCTGGTTCCATGCCATTAAATGCTTGTGGGGGTAGGAACAATTGGGTTTCTTGTAAAGGTGGGATTCGGTTGTTGTACACCCTACCCCCAGGCATAGATGTTTCCTCTTTTAGCCCCCTCCTGTTCAGGGGGCTTTTTTTGTGGTAAAAACCGCGCATGTCAACCTATATGTTAGACATTGAAAAAGACATTGCGCTTCCGGCCACCGCTGCGGAGGCATTGCCGTCGATGTCACAGCAAGAAGAGCTTGAGGTACGCGCCCGTACAATCAAGTTAATTTTTGATTTGCAAGGCAAGTCGATTGAACCCGACGAAACTGACAAGAATGTGGCTAGGGAATTGGCTGAGAAGATGTTAAAGCACAAAGAGAACATCGACTTTAGCAATTACCGTAACGAAATTCTGGCGTATTTGGCAGGAATGGTGTCCACATACGATCAAATGCTAGTTAACGACTTAGCAGACTACAAACTTTACGTCATAAATAAGCTGGTAGAACAATCTGCCAACCCTGATCCCAAATATGCGCTCCCCGCGATCAAAGCTCTGGGGGAAGTTGATGGCGTTGATGCCTTTAAGAAACGCTCAGAAGTGACTTTTCAGCAAAAATCTGTTGAAGAAGTCGAGAAATCCTTGCTTGAGAAGCTCAATAAACTGGAAAAGTTAGCTCAAATAGGATTAAAACGGGGTGCAATTGACGTAAAGACTATAAATGCTGACACTAGAACGCATTGAGTTTCTAAAAAAGCACCTGCATCTCCTCTCTTCTGAGGAGAAATTGCGCACACTTGAAGAAATCGAGGTATTTGAGGCCGAACAAATCAAAAAAGTAGGGCAAGATACCCTTTTAGCCTTTGCAGATCACGTATATCCGGGGTACAAAGTTGGTCCACACCATAAAAGACTGGCAACTATCTTTGAAGACATCGCCGCAGGCAAGAAAAAGCGCGTCATCGTCAATATTGCCCCCCGACATGGCAAATCTGAGCTTATTTCATATCTTGCACCGGCATGGTTTTTGGGCAAGTACCCCCATAAGAAGGTCATTATGGCTTCGCATACCGCAGATCTGGCTGTGGACTTCGGTCGTAGGGTGCGAAACCTAGTAGCTGATGACAAATACAAGAATATCTTTCCACAGATTGAGCTCCAGCAGGACTCAAAGAGTGCGTCGCGCTGGGGCACAAACTTTAAAGGCGAGTATTTTGCTATTGGTGTCGGCGGCGCTTTGGCTGGTCGTGGTGCCGATCTGTTTATCATTGATGATCCTCACTCTGAGCAAGAGGCTAAACAGATGCGGCCTGAAGTGTTCTTGCCAGCGTGGGAATGGTTCCAGTCAGGACCAATCCAGCGTTTGATGCCGGGCGGTGCGATCATCGTAGTGATGACACGGTGGTCAAAACTTGATCTTACGGGTCAGATTGTCAACCACATGACTCAGAATGAAGATGCTGATCAGTGGGAGATTGTAGAGTTTCCTGCGATCTTGCCGTCAGGCAAAGCGCTTTGGCCGGACTTCTGGCCGGTCGAAGAATTAGAAGCTAAACGGGTCAGTATGGACCCACGGTACTGGCAAGCTCAGTATATGCAGAACCCCACTGCTGAAGAAGGCGCATTAATTAAACGTGAGTGGTGGAAAATCTGGGAGAAAGATGATCCGCCTAATTGTGAATTTACTATCATGAGTCTGGATGCAGCACAAGAGGCTAACACCCGGGCGGACTACAACGCGTTGACAACGTGGGGGGTGTGGTTCAATGAAGAAACTAACAACTACAACATCATCTTGCTCAATAGCATCAAGAAGCGTCTGGAGTTCCCAGAACTTAAGTCATTAGTGTTTGAGGAGTACCGCGAGTGGGATCCTGACGCTTTTATCGTGGAGAAGAAGTCCAATGGAGCCGCCTTATATCAAGAACTACGAAGGATGGGCATACCTGTTTCAGAATTCACTCCGAACAAAGGACAAGACAAGATAGCTCGGGTAAATGCAGTCTCTGATTTATTTAGTTCAGGGATTGTCTGGGCTCCAGACAAACGCTGGGCTAAGGATGTGGTTGAAGAATGTAATGATTTCCCTTCAGGGTCCAATGATGACTTGGTGGACTCCACTACACAGGCGTTACTAAGGTTTAGACAAGGCGGGTTTATACGATTGCCAACTGATGAACCTGAAGAACAAAAGTACTATAGACGGCCTGTTGCATATTATTAAGGATAAATTATGGCAATTGACAAGGCACTTAACCAAGCTCCAATGGGTCTACAAGACGAAGACCTAATGATGGCCGAGCCTGCTATTGAGATTGAGATTGAAGATCCTGAGTCTGTCAAAATTAAGACAGGGGGATTAGAAATAGAAATTGAGCCGGATGAGGATGGCGATGACTTTAACGCTAACCTCGCTGAAGAGATGGATGAAGGAGAACTGACCGAATTATGCGGTGATTTAT